TGCGGATATGGAATCTGATGGTGTATATTTTGATGATGACATCAAACGAATGATAATTGAAAAGAAGGAAGAATTATATTGTGAATATAGTGGATTACCATCTGTAAAAGCATACGAAAAATAAATTATGAAAAATTATTCAGCAGAAGACCTACAAAAGAATTATGATAAATTCATTGAGGCATTAGGTAAGGTATTTAGTGGAGAACGTTTAGAGAAATTAAAGTTTATGTATTCACAAGAGGAATTGGGAACTGAATTAGTTCTTGCTCCTGCAAGTGGTAAAGAACATTATCATTCTGCGTATGTTGGTGGGTATTTAGACCACGTGATGAACGTTGCACGTAATGCATATAAAATGAAAAAGTTATATGAAGAAGGTGGAATTAAGGTTGATTTTACCGATGAAGAATTATTCTTTGCAGCGTTCCATCACGATTTGGGTAAATTAGGAACTAAGGGAAATCCACATTATGTAGAGGAAGAATCCGATTGGCACAAAAAGAATCAGGGTTCTATGTTTAAGATTAATGGTGAGAATCATTATATGGATGTAACCCATCGAGCATTGTGGCTACTTAATCAGTATGGTATTACTTATTCGGAAAAGGAGATGATTGGGATTATGTTAGCAGATGGGTTATACAACGAAGGAACTAAACCTTACTTTATCAGTTTCCGTCCCGAGATGAGGTTAAAAACCGATTTACCATACATTCTACATTGGGCAGACCATATGAGTTGTAGACAAGAAAATAAACAATGGGAAGATTCAAAACCTTTCTAATGACAAGTTGTCAAACTAATACTGACAATCTGTCATTAAATTGATATTGGTATATAAATTGTAATATATAAGACATTGTTAAACTAAAAAAATAAAAATCATGTACACAGCAAATTTAGGACACCTATTAGATTTATTTGAAAAGGATTTACCAACTTGGAAATCGACATCTACATTAAAAAACAATTCAATTGGATATGTTAAACAGAATGATAATTCATATGAGTTAGCGTTCGATGTAACCGGTCATCCAAAAGAAAATATCTCAATCGAAAACGAAGGTAATACTTTAACGATTAAAGCAGAAACCTTATACACCGAAGGTTCAATTCTAGCAAGTTTAGTTTCCGATGTTAATCATACAATTCGTATTCCAAACGATTATGATGCATCTCAAGCAACTGCAGATGTTGAATTAGGAATTTTATTAATTACTATTCCTAAAAAAGAAGAGGCAAAGAAAAAGAAAATTTCTATTAAAGTGAAATAAGTTATAATACCTCTATTGTGATTTGGAAAAGGGAGTTTGAAACTCCCTTTTTTTATAATAATATATTTATATATAATGAATAATACAATAAACTACTTAGACAATGTTTACACTTTTTATAGATAATTTTTTAACAAATGAAGAGTGTGAATCAATTATACAACTTGGAAAAGATAGTGGATTGCAAAAAATGTCATCATCTAAATTTGTAAATGGGGTTCACGTTGAAACCGCTATAAATGAAGATACTAATAAACGAATGGGATGTTATTTAGTAGATGATGTATTACACCTCCCAATCATACAAAGTATTTCAACTAAAGTTATTCATACATTAAATGAATTAAAAATATTTAATGGTTTAACCTACTCACATATACCAAAATATTCATTTAATCAATATTCTAAAAATGATTTTTTAGATTGGCATTCGGATTTACATGAAATACAATATGGTGCAACTATCACTACGATATTTCAGCTGAATGATTCTTATGATGGTGGTGATATAAAATATATAATAGATAATGTTGAATATATCGTTCCCAAAAAAACTGGTAGTATTTTTATCTTCGATTCCAATATCTCTCATTCAGTTGATAAATTAACTGATGGTGTTAGATACTCATTAAACGTTTGGCCAGGAAGTGTTCTAAAAAAATCAATAATTTAATAAATTAATCATATGAAATTTATAATAATATTTACCATATTCATATTAACATTATACATCGGTATAGGTTGGAACAAAATATGGGATAGGTATAAAATGTATTTATCCAAAGAATATTGGACAGATTACAATGTAATAGAATTAGCAGCATGGTTGGCTAAAGCAATAATCATAATTCCTGGACTAATATTTGGTGTTGAATTGTGGTATATGCATTTTTTAACATTAGCAACTTCTTCTGCTTTAATTTGGGCATCAATGAGAAAATCATTACCAACTTTAATATTATTCAATACCATATGGATTTGTATATCACTAACAATAATAATAAGACATTTAATACCATAATATGAAAGTAGTAATAATTGGAGGAGGAACTGCCGGATGGTTAACGGCTTTGGTAGTTAATAAATTTTGGAAAAACGCAGACGTTACCTTAATTGAAAGTTCTAAAATAGGAATACTAGGAGCAGGAGAAGGTGGCACTCCCAATTTCGGAAGAATGTTGAGTTTATTGGATATTAATCATGAAGATTTTTTTGAAAAAACTAAATCAACCATAAAGAGTGGATTGCATTTAGTTAATTGGACTGGTAATGGTGAATTATCAAAACATTTATTTAGTGGAGCAGAACCAGATTCATTTAATAAACATCATGCATACCACTTCGATGCTCGAGCAGTTGCTGAATATTTTAAAGGTATTTCCATATCAAGAGGAGTTAATTGGATTGATGGTGAAGTTGATACAATTGAAAATAATGGTGATGAAATTAAATCTGTTTCATTGAAAGATAATACTAAAATAGATTTGGATTTTGTATTTGATTGTAGTGGGTTCAAACGTATTATCATAGATGGCGTTCATTCGGAAGAATGGATTGATTATGATAAATATTTAATGATGAATAAGGCGTTTACATTTTTCCTACCACAGTCTACGGAAGGTGTAGGGTATTCCAAAACATATACTCGTATGGTTTCTATGAATTGTGGTTGGATGTTTCAAATACCACTACAACATAGATGGGGGTGTGGATATGTCCACAACGATAAATATATTTCAATAGATGAAGCTAAGAAAGAAATCGAAGATTATTTGGGTCATGAAGTAAATATACAAAAGATATTTGATTTCAAGCCAGGGACACATAAACGTAGTTGGATAGGAAATTCAATATCAATTGGATTATCATATGGGTTTATTGAACCATTAGAAGCAACATCGTTAATGTCTACTATCATGCAATTAAAAAGATTAATTGACGTGGAGTTTGATATGGAATATAGAGATAGATATAATACATGGTGCTATCAAATAAACGAACAAAATTTAAACTTCATACGATTCCATTATCTATGTGAACGAACTGATACTGAATTTTGGAAGGATTGCACATCATTACCATTACCGACTAAATTAAAAAATATCTTAGATAAAAATAATGCACTAATACCTGTCAATGATTCGCAATTATTTAATATGCTAGAATTAGAAGAAGCATCGATAAACGAATTAACATTTTATGTAAATAATTATTCTGCTATTTTTGTGAAAAATAAAAACAAAGGAAAAAAACAATTGTTATAATATGGAAAAGATAATATTTGATAATGATATTTGTATTTGGAAAACCAAATTAAATTTATCTGAATCTAAGGGTGAAATTTTAGAGTTATGTGAAGATGTAGTAAAAAACAATTCAGATGGTGTAAATTTTGATGCATATTCATATTCCAAAATAAAAGATGATGTAAATTTTTTAGGTAATATTGTTATTAAAAATAAATTAGATGAGATTGGTCAAATATCTATAAACAATTGCAAAAAAATACACAACGATAGGGGTATCGATTTCAATATGATAGAAACTGATGCTTGGGTTAATATTGTAAGAAGTGATAATCCAGTTCAATTAAATTTTAAGGAAGGTCATGAAAAATATCACATACATACTGAATTAAATAAAACAAATAATTCATTCGTTCCATCTTACACCTATGTGTATTATATACAAATGCCTGATAGGATAGAGGGTGAAGATGCTGTTTTATATTTTAAAAGTAAAAGTGGTAAGGAATACTCCATATTACCAGAAGAAGATGATTTAATAATTATGGAAGCAGATGTCCCACATGCACCAAATAATGCACCCAACTCTACAATAGATAGAATTGTGTTTGCAGGTAATGTTGGATTAAGTTATGTTAAAAAAGAAAAGTCTTTAATATAATGCTAGTAGATAATAAATTTATATATCTAAGTTTACCGAGATGTGCATCAACTGCTTTTTTCATTTCATGTATTAGAAATGACATAAAAATTGAACATGCTCAAAATTCAGATGATAATATGTATCACACTATTGATTTGGAATCAGTGAGTAATATGGAATTGGTTTATAACATTAATCATTTTCACGAAACAATTGAATCTTTAAAAACTAAGTTTGGAAATAGGTATGAAATTATATCAGTAAAACGAAATCGTCATCAAAGATTCATTTCATATTTTAACCATATAATCGGTGAATTATACCGAAATGGATATATGGAATTATATCATAAAGTTTTGGAGTTGAATGTAAATGATATATTATTTTATAAT